CCCGAGCTCAAAGGTCTCCACTAAACATTTATTCACCACAAGAAGAAACGATCTAAAAGTCCAAAAGTTTCTTAGCACTACTAGTACTGTGGCACTAACACAACGTCTTATCTTACGATATTTATCGCGCAAAAGCTCCTTCATGCACGATTGAATTGAGCGCCGACGTTGAAAACGGCGCCCCTCTGTATGGATTGACTAGATCCACACACTTTCATTAGTTAAGAAATACCCTCTATTCAAGTAACCTCTAATGAGAGAACAACTATCAACTATAAACCATTGATATTTGAGAAGCCAGTGACTTGCAATGAAGCACTGGTAGGGACTGTCGGGCCAGCACTCAACGAGTAATCAACTTGCAGTATTGCACCTACAGGAGTTGAAGACGCCGCCCACGGTATATTAGGAGTCACCGTGAAAGAGTATTGACATTGAGCAGTCACAACGCCATCCAAATTAGATTGGGGGGCAGCACGCACGCTACCCGAGCCAGACAAAAATATATTATTACCAATAACAGGCGAGTTAATGGTACCTTGATCGAATATAACTAGCTGTGGCCAAGAATAACCCCCACCAGATGAAGCAGTTCCCCAATTCAAATCCAACGTTACTAGGTAATTACCCGGAGGCAATTTCCCTAATATAATATCTGAAGGATTTGAATAAATTGGAATAAGAGTGGAACGTGGATCAACTGATATTGAGGAGGTGAAATCACCTATATTCTGACCGAACAAGCCGTTGTTAGGCAATGGCGGATGAGAACAAGAGCCGGTGAAAGCGGGTGGAAGTATGTTAAGGCCTAAATACTCCATAACAGAGGGAGTAGCCAATAATTTATGTTTTAATAAGGAAATATCATACGAACACCACAACTCACCAACAGAACTAACAGCCTGAGAACCCTGCGCGGCTAACTGGAAATCTCCAAAGTCATAGGTATGATAATCCTCTATAACTTGTGGTAAATTCCCTGGATTAACCAATGAGCCAGTAATTTTCTCATGGTCAGTTCGACGATTGTACAAAATTGATAGCACACTCTGTTTCCTATCGCATTCGACCGCATGGATCGAATCCTCACAAGGAACAGAACTAGTGGAGAATAAATGATTCTCCATAGATAGTTTGCTATCAAACGGAGCCGAGTTGGAATCATAATTTGTTGCCATCATAATGGCCCCGAGTGCTGTATTAGTACTTGCCACAGCTGTTGCAGATAGAGTTCGGAAATAAAATACCATTCCATGAATGATATATTGTTCATAATTCCAAGCCTCCAAACGCAGTTGCGGATCAAAAGCACCATACGCTGGGTTTAATGGAAAGTAGTACTGTGTTGTGAAATTGACAGCACTCTTTACCTCACCAATATATACCCTTCGGGAGATTCGTTCCTCGCGTTTTGCATTAAAGACAGGAGCGCCCCCCAGCAATGAATTCTTGGTAACTGTATAGTCACCGAATCCAAATATCTTAGATATAGCTGAGCCGGCTAGTTCTCCCAATTTAGCTCCACCTGATCGAATCAGGGAACCCAAATCAGTTTTATAGTCTCCTTTGCCTCTAATGGGTCGCGGTAATGAAGCGACCATCGTCTTCTTCTTGGCTTTAGTTTTGGTCGGTTTAAAACCACTACCAGATTTGGGCCCGGGATTAGGCTCAATTCCTTCTGTGGTTAAATCTTTAACCCAACCTTGCTTTCGCCAAAAAGCAGAGCGTATTTTTAAATAATCAAGATATGCAAAGTGTGTGCTCTGTATTTTTTCCCACACTTCAAATAAGGATTCCTGCACACCCTTATCCGATATCATACTCTTGACGCCCATATCCTGGACTAATTCTAATGACCACTCAGGCATCTTCCAAAAATCATGCAACTCAATGAGCTTCATGATTAGTGAATGCATTCCTGGGTCAGTGTTTGATTTGTCATCTAATGATGACCCCCCATTCGTGGAGGCGCGGATGTATTCTTGCCGTTCATCTTCGGACTGTTTTAGTAACAGCTGACTGGGTTGTAACGTTTGCCCTGCGTTTGAATATATTTGAGAAGCGGTTGCGTAAAAACTCAGGTAACCAGCCTGTCCACACCTCTTGAGGGTTGAGCTCGACAGCTCCAAGAACCTCTTCAAAAGAATGAGGGCGGATAATAGTTGTTGTGGAAACAGAACGTCCGAGTCTGTCCAAATCAGGTTCACCTGCTTTGCAAGTGTATTGATCGGTTCCTCGAGCGACAAATTTTAGTGGTTTGAACCACAAAGTAGGAGCATCAGTGTTCAACTCACACTTCATTTCAGTATAAGCCGTTTCTGTCCAATCTGATGTCCACTTTAAATTATATTTATCTAAATAAAATAAGGTTAATGTAGTTGGCGTATGTTTATGTTTTAACCAAATTTCCCAAGGTTCAACCCGAGGGCGCATACTAGTGGTAATGTACTGTTTAAAGTACGCTGCCATGCCAGGTATATGATATAAGTTAATCATGTTACCCAAAGCACTGCCAGACACCACCTGAGAGATATCATTATCGATATTCCACTCAGCAAAAACCCCGAATTTCATCCAAACCCGCACTGGATTGGGTGAAAGAATGACCCCATCTGCTACAGGTAGTAATCTAGCTGAGCAAAAATTGAGATCAAAAATACTGTCACGATAGAATGGTTCGGCCTGGAATCCCATTTTTGACCAGAGCCTAGCCCAAGGTACCATGGTCCTAGAGTGAAACATTAAGTTATCATCCCCTTGAACCATCATTCTCACCTCAAGCAATGTTTGAGCGCAATCTATCTTAAAAAATTTTGAATATAAATATAAATGTATGACAGCATTCAAAATTGAATTCCCCATTGACGTATAAGGATCACCCGATTTCCTACCACCGGGTACCGCGTATTTGATCCCAAAGCGTGTTGTTCCTTTTGTATCGACGTTCCACCACAGTAATTGTAACACTGCACGTGGTGCCCCCATTTTCTGGAACATCATCACCTCTGTTTCCAACAGATGATCACGACAAGACGAATCAAATTTACCAATGTCGTTCTCGCCTTTACACGGATAGTGTGAGTTGTTCTTAGCCCACTCACCTATCTCCTCACCAGCCATACCCGAACTAAAGATAACAGCCTTATCTCGAGCCCGTTTCCCAGTGTATGACCACGCCGCCTTTAGGGCATCCTGACAGGCCATCATCCATGGACCTACCAGGGCAATAAATTGAGGGGTCGCTCCTTGGATCATACGTGGTGACTTGTCTTTGATCCCGGCTGGCCCAAGGTAGAGTAAATTCTCTACCTTAATAAATGCCTTTCTCTGAGTCCAACGACTTAATTGTTCCTCAGATAAACGCGAATTAAAATCTAAACCTTGAGTACTCAACTCCTCATATGCTCTCAAAACAGCATCCTTAACTGAGGGGCGGGCATTGGACCTCGCCAAGTACTCATGAATAGACGGAACCTCGAATCCTCTCTTGAATCCCTTAAAAATTTGGAAAAAATTTTTTAATAAAAACTGGCGGTAACCAGCTAAATACTTAGAACTAGCTCGAGGTGTACTAACTAGAACTCGGGAAACAAGGCTGGCATATTCATTTTTTGAATTTTGGGAAAAATGAATAGGCGCAAAAGGGTGGTTGCGATCACCCAAACAAATACCAGTGGATCTGAATTCTTCGTCTAACTGGCACTTAGACAGACCCAATCTAGCGCCACGTTTGAGATTTGTAGGGTTAACCCCTGCCTGTCTGCACAATCTAGGTGCAGAAAAATATTTTAATTTAGTAAGTAATGCAGGCATAAACTAGAAACACCAACAACTATAGCCAAACCAAGTAATGTACACCAGGTGGCCAATCGTGATTGAATTAAATTTGGATATTTGATGTTGTCTAGGAAGTTTTCCGTTACAATTCTCATCTCACAATCTAGTGCTTTTGCCCGGAGATAGTCAATCATCACGAACTCTAACACATGACTGTAAACCGCGTCCGACATCTGTAATAATTCAGCCGGACTTAAGATAAATCCCTTAACGGTTTTCTCAATATATAACCTGAAGACATCTTGGTTGGATTTTAATGTTGGATCTCTATTGGATGAATGCCACCATCTACGAAGATGTGCTGGCAAACCTTTAACCACATATGTATATTGATATGGCTTAGGAGCAGTCCACAAACCCACCGGTCGCGGTTCTTGCCCTCCAAATAGTAAAAACAACAAAAATAAAAGCACGTATTTAACAGCGGCCCAACCCTTATTATATCCCCAAGCATCCCACCAAGTCAAACGCTTATAGATCGCAACCCTATAAGGTATTAACTCAGTTTGTAGCACAGCCCAACACTGCAAGTCCTGGTCCCCCAGCGACATGGTATTGCCGTCCCAATCATCGGCAGTAAACCGTTTTAACAACGGATCATAAGGATCAGAGTTCAAATCATTGGGCGCCTCAATAATATCCACACCCACATGACGAACTTCCCCTCCCTCCCCGTCATTAGGCTGCGCTTCCGGTGCTACATCCCGGACAGCTGCCTCCACGACCTGTGGATCAGCTGCTTGCGCTGCCTGCTGTGCCTCCTCCGCCACTAGGTTTTGCACAGCTGCAACCATTTGAGGTCTGAATGGTAATCGAATATGAATTTCCCCGGAATCGGCAACCCTTCTGCCATTCCCTTGGTTGGCATTTCTACGCCCCCCATTTCGCTTAGGTTGAGGACAATCCTTTGCCAAATGTCCCACTACATTGCAATTAAAGCAAGTTCTGGTCTCATCTGCATACTTCTCCTCCCTTTCCTTTACTTCATTCATAACATCAGCCACTCTAGCCCTTCTGGTTGCTTGTCTGTTTTCC